GGCTTGGCGAAAGGGGGTTTGAGGCCCGTCGGGAAGGGCGGGAGGGTTGGCCAAGAGCCAGACGAGGTGTCGGGTGGTCTTGTGAAGTTTCTCGGAATAGCGATAGGAGTACTCCTTGCAGAGCCAGATTCCCAGTTCCGCCAGCCACCGATAATTGGCGCGACGTTCACGCACCCAGACGGCACACGGGTGGTTCGCATGGGTCTTCTTGTAGGCTCCCTCGGGAAGGTCCTTGGTGCCCACAACGTGGTGGGCGGTATACAGCAACTGCGCTGTCTCTAGGATCATCTTCACCACGTGTTTGTCGCAGTGAAGGCGCGCCGCGAGTTGCGGACAGAGAGACAGGACGAAGATGTTCATTCTGGGGTGAGAGTTGATGTCGTGGCGCAAACCAATCCGTTTTTAGATACGATAGAGTGCAGAGAGAACGCAGAAGGCAAGGGGATACTCATCCGTCGCATGGAGGAGCATCGTCAGGAGCACATACGACCCTTGCAAGACGAACTGAACGGGCGTCAACGTCCACGAACTGATCAGACACCGATGGATCATGGCCATCGCAACGTAGCTTCGTTCGGGAAGCGTTGTCCGAAGATCGTCTCGCAGGGTCCGAAAGATCCCGATGTAGTCATGTTTCGTCAGCCGAAGAAAGGGTTCGGGGTTCATCACTTCCAGTCCATTGTCGGCAAAGATCTGACAGAGGAGCGTCCATCGCATCCGCATGCGATCCTGGAAGCCCGTTGGTTCTGCCGGGACACCCTCACGATGCCGACGCCGAACCGACCACATCTGCCGCAGACGTCGCTTCGTGTCCACGGACAGGGGAACTTTGGTGTAGGGGTTCGTGGGCTCCACAGACAATTGGGCCCACTTCCAGAGCGTCGCAAAATCAAACCACCAGGTCTTCCCGTTCTCCGTGAAGGCAAAGTAGTCCAGGGGAGATTGCCGATCTGCGGTCTCGCAGGTCTCCAAGTCTTCATCGTTGGCGAGATCCGTCCGCCGAAGAACTCCCGGTCCTCCAAGGGCGAGCCGATGGCGAACCCTCCATCCGCGCACGACGGCCTGAATCCGCTGCGCTGCATCCACTTTTCCTCGGTTGGCCTCTACCCACAGTGTGACCGCTTTACATCTCGCATGCGTCCCGCAGAGTGTGTGGCCGAGTAAGGCTCGAGAGCCACATTGCTCCACGGACCCCTTCCTCCGCACAGCTGCACAGATCATCTCTTATTGTGGAATACAGAAACTTGCGCTGAAAACGGATCGGGGGTCGGCCGGCCTTTCCACCTCATATACCTCCACAATGTCTACCGCTGCAATCGTCTCTGTCTCTACTCTTGATGCTTCTAAGGTCTCTTTCGGCGAGATCCGCGTGAATAAGGCGGGCGGCAAGACGGTTCCGATCAAGTACAACGGCCAGAGCCTCCAGATTCGCATCCCCAAGTCCATGTACCCGATGGGTATCAACATCCGCGAGACCGAGAACGGGAACACCTACCAGATGGCGCTCACCCTCAAGGGTTGCGACGTCTACGCCAAGGAGAAGGCGGGCGCCGAGGCGGGTGAGTTCGGGTCTCTCTACAACTTCCTCCTGGACATGCAGACCAAGCTTCTGGACACCGCCACGGCCAACAGCGCCAAGTGGTTCGGACGCTCGCGGGATCGCGCAGTTCTCCAGGACCTCATGAAGCAGTTCATCAGTCCCAGCGTTGAGAAGATCAATGGCGAGTGGGTTCCCTCCGGCAAGTACCCGCCCAGCTTCCGCATGAAGGTCCCGGTCTACGATGGCCAGGTCAGCATGGATGTCGCCGACAGCACCGGCAAGCCGATCGTCGTGGATCTGGAGAACATCTCGGCGATCTTCCCCAAGCGTGTAGAGGCGTCGGTCGTCGTCACGCCGAGCGTCTACGTCTCGGGTCAGGGCTTCGGCGTCACCTGGCGCATCACCCACGCACGCGTTGCGCCTCCTCAGCGTCTCACGGCCGCACAGGTGTTCGCGGATGAGATTGAGGAGGAGACGTCTGCACCGGCTCCGGCTGCACCGGCTCTTGAGGAGGAGGAAGAGTCTGCTCCGGCGGAGGCGCCGGCTCCTGAGCCTGCACCGGCTCCGACTCCTGCAAAGCCCGCTGCGAACCGCCGCCGCCAGGTCGCTGCAGCCGTGTAACCAGAGCTGAACCGGGGGGCGGAACATAGAGGACAAGTTCCTCATCAACACACAACACCTTTTCCAAGTCCGGGAAGTCTAGATCGCCCTCCGTCATGTTGCAGTGAGGAGACTGACGGAGCGACCGTTTTCCACATGTCACACAGGTGTAGACCTTCGGGCGTTGGAGAAGCATTGCGGGCGTCACGATGCGGAGAGGCCCATACAAACACTGCTCTAGGAAGCTCTCGGCCGTGGTCCAGCCTTCATTCAGGAATCGCTCAAACGGGGCACGCGGAAGCGCACTCCAGAGATCCCCACCAGTCGTCCAGCCCTCTTCCTGAAAGAACGTCGCAAAGGGACACTCGTGAAACCAGAGCAGCCGCATGTCTCCAGGATTGCCGAGCGCATGCTCGGAACAGCCCACACGTTGCAGGTCTTCATCGTAGAGCCAATACACATTTGCATGCGTATAGCGCGGGTCTCGCGCGCCTCGGTACACCTCGCGGCCATCCATTGTCCAGAGATCCGACATCACATCCACGTCAGTCTCCGTAATATCGGATGAAATGTCTGTATACACGACTCCGGGCACTAAGAGAGAGTCCATTATGCTTCCTACTCAAACTTTACCGAAAGCGTAAACGCTGAGAGCGTAATGCTCTTTGTCGCAGACCGAGAGAGTTCATGCCGCTTCCGACGATCGCCCTCCTTCGGCTGAATGGTTGTTGAACAGGCATCCATATCCGCCTGCACCGCATCGTAGTGCTCTTCCAGATACTCCAGAACCTCATCCTCCAGGACCCAGTGGAAGAAGTTCAGCTGCCCGACGGTGGTGTTGAGTCCCAGGAAGGTAATCTTCTTCCAGCGACAGAAGGGATCAAACATCTTTTTGCTATAGGCCCGCAGGTTCGCCTTGTAGCGGAGGTAGACATTGACGTCCCGCTTGTCGGTCGTCAGATACGCAATGTTGTGCTTCTTCGCGTAGTTTGTGACGAGCCAGTCCAGAAGGCGAAGGCTGATCGTAGACTCTCCCGTGATGATGGGCTTGATCCGGGCAAGAATCGTAGGATCACTGTAGAATGCAGAGAGGCGCCGAAGCACCATGTCTTCCTTGGATGCGATTGTCTCCATGGGTGTGTTCGGCGCTTTCATAGAAAATGGGTTCCTTACGATATGAGCGAGACGAAGCTTCCCGACGACTTCTGGACGGTGGAGGTTCCTGTGGATCCCCTTGCGATGGCGCCTGACGTGGGAGCTGATCTCACACAGATTGAAGCGGCGACCGCTGCATTGGAGAGCCTTGTTCTGCAGATGTGGGAGGATATGACGACTGAGACCAAGTTGCTGGAGGGGACAGAGATTCCCGACCGGGAGGAGCTGACGATCCCGCGCATCTCCGAGGACGAGTTCCGTGCGGCCTTGATGCAGGCTGCGCCGGAAAACGAACAGGCGCCTACAGAAGAACCGGAGAGCAAAGAGTAATGGACGATGTCCTCACGCAGTGGCTTCTCGACAATCGCCCCTACACTCATCTTGGGACTCGTGTTCGCCAGTTCCTCCTCACTTGCCGTGCTCTATGCCCCGCCCTCTCGTACACCGTACTCAAACGTACTGTTGCCCCCCTCGTTGAGCGACTCATGCTCGGAGAGGTCGGTCGTCTCTGGCTCCGCGACCGCGCCTTTGAGCGTGTACTCCGTCTTTACGGGCAAAACGATCAACGGTCCGACCAGTGGCACGCCAAGCGAGGTGAAATGATCACTGCCTCGGAGGTCTACAAACTGTTCGGAAGCGAGGAGGCTCGTCGTGAGGTGCTCCTGAAGAAGCTGGAGCCTCCCACAACTGCGGACGCCTGGAAGTACAACCCCATTCCTGCGCTCGTCTGGGGCACTCGGTTTGAGCCCGTTGCAAAGAAGCTTTATGAGGAGGACACTCAGTGTACAATTCACGATGTCTCCTGTGTCCAACACCCAGTCTATCCGTTCCTGGGTGCTTCACCAGATGGACTCATTGTTCCTCTGGATGCTGGGGATGCCCGCCGATACGGACGACTTGTGGAGTTCAAATGTCCGATGAGTCGCGTGGAGAAGCCCGAGATCCCGATTGCCTACATCCACCAGATGCAGATGCAGATGGAGTGCACGGGCATTGATGAGTGCGAGTATGTGGAGTTCCGCTTCAAGCAGCTGAACTACAATGAGTGGGCGAAGTCAGAGCTCCGCAAGGGAGCCTTTGGAGTCTACGATGATGGGCGCGTGGTCTACGATGTGGAGTCCCATACCGAAGACATGCAGGTGGTCTAC